CCCTATCCACAGGAATAAACTTATTAAATCCAAAACTCAGGTCTTTTCTGTTGGTTATCTTGTTGGAGTCGTAAATATACATTGGGTAATGGTCGGCTTTCATAGCGTTTAATCCTAAGTTCTGCGCTATGGCTCTTGCTCTTTGCTTGTCTTCTGTTAGATCGGGGATTGATGTGCCATCCCAATCATGAGCGGTGGGGTAGAGTGGTCTATCAATAACCTTCCAGTAATCAGCCTTAAGTACCTGCATACCGACAACCTTAGTTCTGTCATTGGCAAGCCATACTTTTACTTTTTTGACCTTGCCGTCTATCTCGTAGTGTGTATGCCATTCGGTAAGGTCGTATTGGGCATTAGCACCAAGTTTTGCCTCCATTTCCTGTTTAGTAGTCGATTGGAGTCCCTGGGCTTGCTGTCTTGCTTCCACCGCATCTTGAAGAACCGAATGTGAACCTGATCCATATTTTAATTCCTCAAACTTTATGTCGCTAAACATGTGAGGATGATCCTGCATATCGGCTTTGGTCATTTTCACTTCGTAACCGTAAAACCTACAAGCGCCCCTTCGTTTCCTGTCGCCGTTTATGGAAGTAGCAAATGGATCACGCAGGAATGTAATCGGGTCCAGAACTCTTGGGAGGGGAAGGAAAATCCCTTTATCCGGGTCTCTGACGTATTCATCAAGCGCCAAAAGGCCGCGACCAAAGAAACAGGTGTCCCAATCCCACTCGTAATCAATGACATCTTTCTCCATGTCGTCATAGTCGTTTTTAGCAAGTGCATTGAGGTTTTCGGCTACTTCATCGTCTCCCTCCTCTTTCCCCTCCCAAGTGGCATCCAGGCGGTCTACATAAAGGGATGCAAGAACTGTCTGAAGAATAGTAAACATTGTGGTATCCCCAACAGCTTTTTTGTCCCGCTTTTGGTTGTTATATAGCTTTAGCCGTACTTCCCACTCGTCTTTTTTAGGCTTCTGGTGCTTCCATGCAAGCTCATACTCAGTTTGAACCTGTTGTGCTAACGAAAGGAACGTATCTCTGCCTTGGACAGTTTCTATACCGTTTTCCTTGATAAAGTTTGATCGTGTTTTCCCCATATTATTTTTGTGCTATTTTGTCGCTAACCTCCAAAAACATTCTTGCTTTTTGTTCCTGGTCTTTGGTCAGTTTTACACCCTGTATTACGTCAATCGTAGTGGTTGCACCTGCCCACAAAAGCCCTGTGCCTAGTTTTATTTGTTCTTCAGTAAGTTCCTTTGTACCTTTCTCGGGGATTATAACCATGTAGTCTGTATAAATTTCGCCTTTGATAACGGCCAGATATTCAAATATCTCACGATCTACCAATCTGATATAGACCATGCACTCCCTGTAAGGAAGTGCTTTTAAAAGTCTGATCCTGGCTTTTATTCTTTTTGGTTTTAGTTTTGGGAGTCCCATTACTTTTTTTTCTTTGGTCTTGGTTTTTTGTACCCCATATCAATACCGTCCCTTCCTTCCCTCCATTTCCTTCTCACTCATCATGTCTTTTGTGCCTACTTTGTGGATTTTAAATCTGGCTTCTAGTCCCGTCTTGCCGTACTCATTCTTGCTGGAAGACACCATTTCAACTTCTATTTGGAGCTTGTATTTTTTCCCTACTTGCCAGTCCTTTATCTCAGGTAAATCTTTTTCCGTCATTGAAAAAGAGGGAAGATAAGCTGGCATGTCGTGTCCCATCATTGGAGATTCCCCTTTAACTTTGCGCATTTTGTTCATAAATCATTATATACTCTACATCTGTTACAAGTCTATCTCACCCTCTTCGTCAATAATTTGGCTGTCTTGGATCTCCAGCCTCATAATCAAACCGCTTGCTTTGTGGACTGTGAACTTTCCAAAAGGGTATTTTCTTAACTTTTGGAGTAGGTTTGCTTCCCGTACAGTAATCTTTACCTCAAAATATCTTTCCGGTTTATTTGGTGCAAATGTTTCTGACATCTTCGTTAGTATGGATCAACTTCCACATCATTTTCAACTGCGCCTCCTGTATAAATCATTTCTTTATATCCCACAGCAAAAGTTCTCATAGCATCAGCGCCATGTGAAGCCCAGTTGTGAAGAGCCGTATTCATAAATACTTTATTCTTCTCGTCCCATTTTTTCTGATAGTTCTTTAAAGCATTTATTCCTCTGTGGCATTTATCAGCGTCAAACCAGAACTGAGAAAACATCGACCTGACTGCGTTTATTCCGTCATCTGGATCTAGTTTTGGCCCTTGTTCAAAACTAATCCCTAAGCTTTTAGCAACTTCTTTTCTTGCTTTGCCGGTTCCTATTTCTCGTACTGCAATATCATGAGGTGCAAAGTGCTTGCCGTAGTAGTACCCTCTTTCTTGCAACACTTTGATATAGTGACCTATGCCTTCGCCTGAGTTTTCATAGTAATCGACAAAATGAAACTCCTTACCTGTATGTTGGAAGAACCAAATAGTCATTGAGTCATCCATGCCCAAATCCCAAGCCGTATGAACTGGTACAGTTTCATCAACAGGCACTCTAGTTATTCTTTCTTCCTTGTCGGCTCTTTGCATTGCAGCGCCGTAGTAGGAACCAACAACAGGAGCTTTAAAAGAACACATATATTCCTGCTCAAAATACGCTGTGGCTTCTGACTCGCTTCTTCCGTTAGCTGCAAAACGCTTGATAACGTCTTTTAAAATCTCTTCTAATTGTTGTGGAGTCCAGATACCAGTATCTTCAGCAGTAAGCATATCCACATACCACAATGGATTATTCTTGGCATATTCAAGTAAAGCCCTGGCGTGATTGTCTCCCTTAGGAGTCGTATTGAATATTGCTATCCCCCCGTTCTCTTTTAGAATTGGCTCCACAACATCCCAAGAGTAAGGATCATGCTCGGCCCACTCTGAAAATACATACAGCTTAGGATTTCCACCTCTTAGAGCATCCGGTTTATTTGCTCCTGCGACCTGAAAAATTGAAGGGACATCGGTATTATTCTTGACCTTGATGGTCATTCTTGTGTCATTTGGTTCTCCCGCCCTGATTACATCCGGTATGTGGTCGATGTATTTAAAGCCATCGCCTCCAATACCTTCCCAAAGATTATCCCTACCCATAATTGAGGTTGGGTAGACGTATTTAACTAAACAAGGATCATTTATAAGCCTACGTGGGACAGGATCAGCCATATCGGTTTTATCTTTCCCGCTACGTCTGTGCCAAATCTGGTAAAAGAACTGTACCTTGCTTTTCCCCTCTATTGCCTTTTGTACTTCCCAAAGAAACTTAGCCTGGTAGTCTCTTGCTACATATTTATGGGGGATAATTGCGTCATATTCGCCATTCATTTTTTTGGTTCATAGCTAACTAAACCAATATTTATTCTTTTGCCTTTTGAAGTTAAATCCAGCTTATCGATAATTCTTTGCTTCAGTTTGTTGTATTCTCTAATTGCACCTAGTTTGCTAGTGAAGTCTGCATATTGTGTAATGAGGAATTTTAGTTGTTTATCAGTGAAAGCATCGTTTAGTCCTCCCTCTTCCAGTAATTCGCTAATTCTGTCGATAACCTTAACATTAGATAACAGCCTTGAAGCTGCTGCACAAGCCGTCTTGTACCAGTTTGGTTTACTGTGATCTACGTCATAAACCTCCAAGTAGGTTTCAACTCCATTACCGAAAAACTCCTTGCTTGTCGCATATAACTCGCAGAATAGTTCTTGTTTGGGGTTTAACTTCTCCTCCGGTTTTTCCGTTTCGGACATACCTCATGATAGCACTTTTAAATTACTGTTTCATCTCTTGAGCTTTCGTCTAGTTTTACTTTGGATCTTGGAAGTTTTCATCTTTTCTGTTGCGCTCTTCTTTTTTTCGTAACTTTCTTTCGCTTTTTTGACTAAATCTCTTAATTCAGTATTTAATAGTATCCAAGGAATTAAATCTGTTGTAATGTCAATAGATGACCTTAGCTTAGTTGTAATCTCAGCGTTAATAGCTTTTGGGTCCTGATCAATGTATTTAAAACACTTATCAGCTAAATACTTAATAGTCTTTATTTCACCATAGATTTGAGCAAAAGCACCGATAACTGCGGGCCTTTTTACCCACTGAAGCTCACCACCATCCGAAAAAGTACTCCACAGCTCATCTTTGAGAGTAGGTCCAAGAGTTGCGAGTTCGATGATAGTTTCATCGTTTGTTATTGGGTTGCGTACATCAATAATATGGCAATAATTTTCGTGAAGTTCCATACCTAATAACTTTATTACTTTATCTGTTTTTTCTACCTCAATAGCAATCTCGGCACGCCTATTTATCCAAAAAGCAATCGGAATACCTATGATGACACCGATTACTGTAGCAAAAAGGTTCCCTACAAATCCCTGCCAGAAATTTAGGTCAAAGAAGTTCATTTTTGACCCCTATCTGAAAGGAACTTATCCACTATTTCATTCGGCACCCAACCAAATGTGCCCTGGGCTCTTTCTTTAACTTGCTTCCTGCGGCTTGCATCTTGACTCAAGTCTATCAGATATTGCGAAAGTCCATCTTCTACTGCTTGTCTCAGATCATCCATATGAATACCAACCACATCTAAATGTTTAAATGCCGTAGTCATTTGTTTTATTGTCTCTGTATTTCCCGGACCTGATGCGTACATTATTCTTCGAACCCTTCCTTGTTTGTATAAGTCCGAGTCAGGAGTAAGAGCATCAAGAACTCCGCACCTTGCAGCGTATAGTTCTTCTGCTGTGCAATCAAGCGGTTTAGCCTTTAGAAGATAGTTATCCACCCAGCGAATAAAGCTTTGTTTAGTTCCTTCTCCACTACTTCGTTCAAGTGAACCTAAGGTATCAATGCAGGAATAAATTAATATCAAAGCTGGCAAATTTAGTCTTTGCTTCAAGCAAAGATCAGCCGCTACTAATACCAGAGTAACATTCTTGAGGAAGTTATCCACTTCTAGGTCCTGGAGTAAACCCGCCTAGTTTTCATCTTCTGGTGGGAGTCCTATATCCAAATGTTCAACTTCCTCGACATTTTCAGGATCTACATCAATAAGAATAACCTTTACAGGTACGGCAGGGAAGTGTCTTTTGAGCCGTTCAATATCGTAAACTAACTGCTCGCCGTAGGAAACTCCGCTCGACATTCCTTTTTGCAGAGTATGGCAAGGTACTATCTCAATTCCTACATCGGCTTTGTTCTCATTGAAGAAATACTGGAACTTCGCCATGTCGTAAAACATGAAAGCATACTTGCCGAATTGAACCTCAACAAGAACCTTACCATTCACAAAGTCCACCTGTTTATACGCGCCTTTGATAGCTGTCTCGCTATTGGGGATTGTAATTGTGTAATGATCCCGAATCTCATTAAAACCCCTCTGGTTAAATGCTGTCGTAAATTGATTATTCATATCCTTGGGAGAGTAAAGCATTCTATCTAACTTAGTTTTTTCTTTACTCTTTTTGAGCTTCAAAGCTTTAATACTTCCTATCACTTCATAAATCTGCTGGTTAATTTCTGGGTATCGGACAATTAAAATTTCACTTCCGCCAAGATGAGAGTACTCATAGACCACCTTCATGTTTTACTCCTTAGTTAGTAATTGCCGTTTTGCTTCCACTCCAGGGGGATTTGGGCTACCTTCTCTTTGCCGGTTGGCTCGTGTATTGGCGTGCCAATCCGTCTCATAGGCAACTTGCCCTGCCCAAGCAGCTTTATTCTTTCTTTGGCCGTTTTGATGTAGTCAGCTTGTTTTTCGCTACCTATGGCAACTCTGTTATTTTTGATCGCTGCAATTAGAGCCGATCCCACCCCGGCATACGGATCAAAAACAGTATCACCCTCATTAGTAAAAGCCAGTACACACCTCTCAGGTACTTCTATGGGGAATTGTGCAGGGTGCTCGGTTTTCTCTGGATGGTTTGCTTTGCAGTTGGGTACATCCCACATACCTTCTTCAAACTCACGAAGCATAATATCCCATACATCAGACGGGTTTTTGCCGAGCGGATTTCCCGAAGGCTGGCCGTATTTTTCGCCTTTGAAATATGTCTTGCCCGGATATTTGGACGGTATGCGTACAGGGTCCAAGTTGAAAGTATATTTGTCTGACTTGGTAAACCACATCAAAGTCTCATAGCGCCCTGAGAAACGCTTGCTAGCGTGAAGTCCGTGCCCAAAACGCCAAACTATGCGGTTTCTGAGCTTCATCCCCAGGTGTTCTTTGAATATACGGTAGTAAAAAATATCAAGCGGGAATACTTCCCCGTTATCCACATAATTACCAACCTGCCAGCAGATAGAGCCGTCAGGAGTTAACTTGGTATACATTTTCCTGATCGTCTCTTCCTGGACAGCTAGGTACTTTTCAATAGAAACCCTAACCTCATATTCCTTGCCTACATTGTAGGGAGGGGAGGTAACAATCAGCTTTATAGACTCATCGGGAATCGTTTGCAAAAGCTTGTTTACATCCCCCGGGTAAAGGATAATTTTTGCATCAGGAGAGTATTTTTTGGCGACGGATAGGGTTGGAATCATAGGTGGGGGGGATTATACCATCGGGAAGAATTGTCTTTTAAAAAGTCATTATTTGGGTAAAATGGTGCCTGGAGGACAATATGGAAAACAAAGGACTAGACCCTCAACTCATAGCAACTATTGTCGGCGGCCTGATCGGGATTGTAGGCTCAATAGCGACCCTTATTGCAAGTCATTTTCTAAGAGTTGCCGGGAGGATTACAATTACTTTATCTGATGCAAAAATCCGTCTTACAAAGATTGAGAATCACACTGAAATTGAGGCTCATTCAGTCGCAGACGCATTGAAGCTCGGTGCTGAGTTGGAAGTAGATATACATAACTCGTCTGATATTCCGAGAAGCCTGCGAGATCTACAAATTGAGACCAGATCAAGAGCTAAAAGAAAAACTGTGAAATCTAATCTTTACGTCGATGTGCGGGCTTCTGCCGGATCAGGCCGATATTCCTTCCCTAAAGAGCTTCCTATTATCAATATCGCTCCTAAAGAATTACAACATCTAAGTTTTCGGTTCTATCTAGCGAAAGAACAACTTAATCTCGTGGACGACAAACTGGAGTTTTACTTTACTGCTCTGCATCCAAATGGAAGAAAATTTAAAGTCTTTCTTTTACGTTCTGAGTGGGGAGTAGCTAAAGCTGAAAAGTAAAGTTACTTGCTGTGCCTGTTTCTAGTCTCAAGTAATACTAGTGCCACAAGCATTACATCGGCTCTATTGTCAAAAGCAGGATCGGAAAACAGATTATCGTCTTGGATCTTAGTAAGCCTTTCTAGCCCGCTTTTAAACTCACTGTCTTGCTTGAGCCAGTCATTCAAATGCCCTTCTGGGATTTTCAATTCCTTGGCAATCGCTTGGATTGTGGGGATTTCGCTATCAAGAAGTGTTTTAGCCTCAAGATATGCGTTTACCTCCATGAGTAGTTTTGATGGTTGAGGTCTTTCCTTGTTCATACTTTCTTTTTAAATTCAGCTAAAACATCATACAACCTAATAGGTTTCATTTCATTAGGATCAACACCCGCATCAAAATATCTTGTCCCATATAGTACATTTCCCCTATGTCCGTCACCGTGCAGGTGTCCATGAATGTTAAACCAAATGTTGGGTAAATCCATTACTGGTTCATGTGTAAATAACACAGTTAAGTTACTTCCGTCCTTTTGTCCAAATCTCTGTATTGAGCTTGGTATAACTTCAAAACCGCAATCTTTATACCAAGTGTCACTTCCTGAGTCATGATTGCCACGGATCAAATACTTGGTGCCTTTTAGCTGCTTAGTCCATTCCATTGTCTTTTCTTTGTTTGTCAGCGTCAAATCTCCCAAGTGCAA